ACTGCTTGTAGCAAGTGCTATTCATCCTCATCACCATCCTCAAGATAGTCGAGTCCGTCTACGTTGACTCCTATCTCCTCACCTTTGGCTTCTGCCTTGAGTTGCCGTGTATAGCCCGTACCCTCTGCACCCTGCTCTGTGTAATCGTTATTAAAGTACGTTGCGCAGAAAACGATGATGAAGTTGGCAATCACTGACAGAATCCTATAAATGAGATTCAGTTTCGGATTGTTGAACTGTGTCAAATCAGTCGCCATCAATGCCGTGTTGAAGCAAGTCGCTATGACAAGAACTGTTCTTATAATTGTTCCGCCATTCATAATTATTCCCCCAGTTTGTTCTCGCTGATATAAGTTCTGATTGCGTTGATGTTCTTTTTCAGAGCGGAGTCGACCGCAAAGAAATTTCCCTTGTTGTTGCTTGAAATCATGTCGCCTGTTTCAGCGTCGATTTCATCGTAGGTGTAGGTGATTCTGTCCCCGCCATTTACGTTAAGGACTGCGAATGATGCGAGCTGTTTGATTGTGTTAGCCATAGAGTAGTTCCTCCTGTTCGTTTATGTAAGAATCAAGTAATGTATCTTCGCCCATTGCGTATTCGTACTCGTTAAGCCCGTTCTCAGGCTGTTCGAGCCTTATCATGTCGTAATCTCTCTGCTTTGCTTTGAGTTCCCATGCGACTTTGAGGTTCGGTGTGCCTTGTATGACGAAATACCGCTTTTGCTTGTCTGCTATCCAACAATCGCCCTCGCCCTCTTTCTGTAAGAAAACTTGATATTCCTGTCGGAGTTCGATGGTTTCCGAGAATATATCGTCAATGTCCACGTAGCAGATGCCGTCCGAGTCGAGTTGTGCCTCTCCTATGTCCCCGAAGAGCGGAGTTGGTGTTTCGTAGCAGTAATTTAGTCGCTCGCCGTAGTTCGGAGTTTTGATGAGTCGTGGTTTTGTGCCCGTGACGGACAACGAACCATTTACTCTAACGTCACGATAAACCCTCAGAGGGTTTGTGGTTACATCCTGTACGGCGTACAGCTCAACTGCGGTGCCGTTTGTCCCGGCTCCGTATTCAAAAATACTGAGTCTCGGATGACCCTCACTAAGCCCCAACGAGGCCTCGAACAAGCTGGAAATGTCATCGTGCGCGGGATTGTCTACAGCGTTCACATCTGCGCTATACAGAAAAGTCAGCCCATTGGTGCTTAAACGAACTCCCTTGCCGAACGAATATCCTATACCGGTTAATGCCATGAAGAGGTCTGCCTGCGCCAAAGAGCCTGTGGTTGCCGTATTAAGCAGGAATCGTTTCAAATTATATCTCGTAATGTCGGCGGTTTTTACAAGCCCTCTGTTTGTAATCTCAAACCCCCCGATATTACCCTGCTCTGAATTAAACTGTCCCGTGTCAAGATTCCACGTATTCTTTCCACTTGAATCCGTTATCGTCCCCGCTGTAATCAGATTCGCACTCAGCGCACCCGTCAGTATCATCGACGCATTTATCTTTCCGTCTGCCGTGATAGCAACGTCGTTGAACGGACCAACATAGCCGTTTGAGCTGTGAGCAAGTCCTCCCTCGTTCCAGCGCCATACGTTCACGGCTTGCGACAGATTGAGGTTGTCCGTTATCAGGAGTTCAATCGGCTGACCATTAGCGTTGACCGTAGTCACTACGTAACCACCAGTACCGCCTCGGATGAGTTCCGTTGCCTCGTCAATAGCGTCCATGTACTCATCGTGGATGGTCCGTTTTGCAGATGTTATCTGAGTGTCTGTATACGTCTTGTAATCCGTTTGCTTGACCCACGCTCCGCCCTGATAGCGGTACGTGTTGCCCGTTGAAGAATCTACAAGATAATCTCCCGTCTCGACTCCGCTGTACGACCCCGTCGGAGAGCCGTAATAAATCGTGCTCTTCCCATCAGCGAGATCAAACAGATTCTCTGATGTCGATGCGTATGCGACCCACTCTCCGCTGTCACTTGCTTCGAGAACGTTGTCCGACTCGTTGGCGATATCAACATCCGACTCGTTACAAAGTAGTCCGCCATAGGACGAAACATACTGATAAACGCCCTGTGGTTTAACGGTCAATCCGCTGACTGTGGTCGGCGTTAACCCCGTATAAAGCCATAAATCACCGTTGTGAGCACCCTTATCCGTAAAACCTGTCTGCGGGTCTGTAACCTGTGCCCATGTTTCGATTTTAGCGTCAATCTGCTCTTCTAAGTCACCTTTGAGATTTGATATAGCAGAATCAGCGTAGTTCTTTGCGTTCTGTTCCGCCTGTGACGCCTGACCTTGTGACACGCTTGAGTCGATGTAATAGTTGTATTCGACCCATCCGCCGTTGACGTATGTCAGAATCGGCTTGTCCTGTCCTTGAAACCACAGATCCCCGTTTTCAAGATTCCCCGTCGGCGTATTCGCTCCGACAAAGATATTCGACTTGCCGTCTATCATATCGAATACGGATGTCGGTATTGTCTGCAGCTGCCATATTGTCCCGTCCCAACGGTAAGTAGCGTTGTGCTCAAGACCACCCGAATCAGCTCCTGTGTAGTACCACAGGTCCCCGATATGGTCGTTTTTCTGAGCGGTAGTCTGCCAATCCTCCGACGGGTCTTCGCTCTGATACCATGTCTCGGCTTTTCGGTCGAGCTGTCCTGTAATCTCGTCTACGGTGTCCGCAAAGGTTCCTGAAATAAAGGCATTGAGAGCCGAGTTGTCTGTGTACTTGCTCGCTTTTACCCAATCGCTCTGTGCAAAACTCTCGCCCTCTGCCTTTGGAACCGCACAACGGAGAATATCCCCGTCCGCTCCCTGAGTCCACAGATCGCCATCGTCATACGGTGGGACTGGCTGTGTATAAAAGATTCGTCTCTTTGCATCGGCGATGTCCTTTGCTTCAGAAGCAAGACGTAAAGCCTCAGCAACTCCCGAATCAGATAACGCACTCCAAGAATACGTGCCGTTCTCCTTTACAAATCTCCACGCTGAGCCTGTGGAAGTGCTGTAGTAAAGGTCTCCGAGATGTTGGTCTTTCTTTGCGTCTGTGTCCCATCCGCTCCCCTCAACGTCAGGATCGTAAGCAACAGGCGGAGCGGTCATTGATGGATCGTCAGCAAAGAACCATGACGTGATATTTCCGTCGATTTGGTTCTGTAAGTCGGCAATATCTGCGTTGATCTCAAGCACAGCGGATGCAAGTTTCCCGTCCGAGTACGTTCTCGCATCGTTCAGAACTGTTGTCTGTACGGTCTGTAAGTCCACTCCGATTGACTGCAATCCCGCCTTTACGCCAGCGACCTTACTGTCATACATCTTCTCTATAACTGAGGTGTATGTTGTCGGCTTGTCGCCAAGTTCCATGCGGTCGTATCTGTCTAACAGAACGTTATACTCCGTTCTGATGACCTTTGCTCTGAGTGATGTGTTATACATCGGAACGAATACCCCGCAAGTGTCACAGAGTCTTAGTCTCTGCAATGGAGCGAACTCTTTATACTCGTCGGTTTGCCACAGCTGGACAAAGTCAACTGTCACGGTCTGATTCGGCAGCCATGCGTCCGACGCAGAGAGCCGTGACTGTGCTCTTGCCCTCAGCTCTGCCTCTGTTGGTGGTTCTTCAAACTCGTCTGACAGATCCATCGGCACGACCACTTCACGCCCGGATGGAACGTCATGCCCCGAACTGATAAACAGCTCAGGCAGCATAACGAGCCTCGAAACGCTCTCCTCACCCTCGGAAACGTCTCCGAGCCAATAAGGGACGACCGCCGTGTATGCGTCCGATACATCGTATTCGTTCGTGTAGTCAATGAGGTTTTTTCCGTAGCGAATGGAAACGTTTGTGTCCTGTCCTCTGTGCAGATGGAGCTTGACGTTGAATTTGTCATACTCGTACTCGCCGGTACCGTAAACGTCAAGAATCGACCCCTCTTCGCCCACGAGCATACCTTTTGCGTTCTTCGGCACGTCCGATACGAGGTTTGCCGTTACGCTCTTATCAGTCCAAAATGTGAACGGATTCGTGTTGACGCTCTGTGACTTTATTTTCTGCAAAGCCTCGACGCACGACCCGGCTGTGAACGGTTTAACTGTTATCCCGCTGAGTCGATAGCTTATGTGGTGTGCGTAAAACGTGACCACGCCGTTTATCGGTTCGGTTCTACGATAGATGTCGAACGGCTGAACGTCGCCCTGTTCGTCGTGAGTACAAGCGATTATGCGTCCCTCTTGTATCTCTGAAAAGAGAACGCCCGTCACGGGATAATCAAATTCACACTCGTACACGCCGTTCCGTTCTTCGGTTGCAATGCACCGGATGCAATCTGAAAGACGGCCCAGCCCGTTAGAGCTGAAAGCCGTCTCTGTTTTTTCGTATAGTATAGGAATCATTTGTAAATTCCTTCCTTCAATCGTTTTAGTTCATTAAACTAGCGTTTCAATTTTCTCTTTCAATTAGCAATTTATGCCTCCGCCCAAGCTGTCCAGGTTCCACCAGTAGAAATTGAGAAGCGCATTCTACGAAAAGCCTTATTGTTGAATGAATAATAGAATTGCCAAACTTGATCGTTTCCACGGCTAATAACGTCCATGAAGCCGCCAGAACCAGTTCCTGTAAACGGATAATGATGGGCTTCAGAAGGTATTGATGAACTCGTGATAAGATAGCGCCCTGTATCGGAGAGGTCATTCAAATCATCTTGATCTGTTAGTGTGCTTCCTTCGAACTTGCCGAAAGGTTTACTATTTATTGCATCAAGTGCGCTCTTTACGCTCTGGTTTTCTCCGGCCAGAGATGACCCTGTGTATGACTCAATTATAGCCTTTGCGAGATTTGCGACGGTCACACGCCTCGATGCTCCGGCTGCTGTTACTGCTCTTATAAAATCGCTCTGAGTGATGCTTGTGATTGCGTTTAATGCTGATTCTTTTATACTCATTTTTTATATCCTCCACCATCTCGGTATTATTTCGATTCTTTGTGTTGTGTATGTAACTCCCGAACTACCGACAGGGATAACAGGGAAATCGTTACCATTGAATGAAACGTGCGAACTTGCACCTGTTGCGGCCACGCCCTCAAGCATGTATATTTCCATCGTCTCGCAGTCGATGTATATTGTTGTGCTATCGCTTATATCCATAACGGATATTATCTGCGACCCGATACCCACGTTGCCCGAGCCTGTTATCATCAGGAGCGGTTTCGCCTCGAACGGAGTCGGATTGACTATGTTGTTACCAAGTCCAATTCCGCCGAATATGTCCTCGCCCGCTTCAGTTTGGAGCTGCTCGCCGTTCTCATCGGTAAGTCCGTCCCACGATACAATGAAACTGTACGGCTCCTCGCCATCTACAAGGAACCGCTGAGGTTTGCAGTCAAACACGATGTTAAATTCTCCCGCTGTTCCATATCTCACAGCGTCCACGTCAAGCCCGCTTTTGTACAGTCCGAGACGGTATTCATCAGGATGATATTCGTCCGTCAGCCTCTTGTACGTATACCTCGATGCGAG